GGAGTAACTTGATTGGTGCGGTTAGCCGCAGCAGTAGCCCTTGCAGCCTCTAAGTTACCAGCAGATGTTTCTCTAGCCGCAGCAGTATAGTCAGGAGCTGGTGGTGCTTTAGCTTTACCATTGGCCATTGATATAAATGGATCACGAACACCTTGCAATCTTAATTGCACAAATTTACCTAGCATTTTTTTTACTCCAGTTTAACATTTTGCAGTTTTCAGGCCATAGGGTCATTATAAGTAAATCACCGTTACGACCTGCGTCTTTTAAAGTTGTTTCTATTACAAACCCAATCTTATGATTAAGGCTTATTGCTTTGTGGTTGTCGGCCTCTACGGTAGCTGTAAAGCGTTTAACCTTTACTTGATTAAATATGTAGTCTGCTACTGAAAACCAGTATTGCCTTGCAGGTGGTGAGTCTATGCGTTGATGGCCAAACATATTGTTGCCATTCCAGTTTTCAAACGCTGTGCCAGCTACAATAACACCATCTATCTCCCAACCTAGGGCTGTCATGCCTTCGGTATAAGAGCCTACCTTTTCCATCACCCAACGAGCTACATATTCGCCTTGAACTAACATTAAAGAATAGCACCACCCTCAATAACAATGTCTGTAGCTACCCATCTAACCTGTATGCCAGCAGCAGCAGTCTTGACAATAGGTGCGCCATAATAGCCAACACCATTCAGACCGTACACAATACGACAAGTCTAAACGCTGGGAGATGTTAGGCCCTGAAACACCACAACAATGGCAATGGCTCAAATCTAGCTACATCTCAACTGGCCCTCGTATCCGTTGGCGTATCATGGGTCAAAAGTTTCAAATATGGCCACTAACATCTACTAACGAATACCTAAGCTTTGAGTATATCTCAGGCAACTGGGTGCAATCATCATCAGGCACAGGTCAAACTCAATTCTTACAAGATACTGATACTTGCATATTCCCTGACCGTTTAATCGTGTTAGGCTTGAAAAAGAAATACTTTGAGGTCAAAGGTTTTGACACCTCATCATTCCAGCGTGATTACGATATGCAACTTAACATTGCTAAAGCCAACGATGCAGGCTCACCAACATTGTCACTAGCACCAAGAACAGCCAATGTATTAATTGGTTGGGAAAACATACCAGACGCTAACTACGGAGCTTAATAATGGCTAGAGCTAAAAGAGCTGTATCACAGCCAGTATCACTGCCAGCACCAGTAGGTGGATGGAACGCTAGAGATGCCTTGCCAGCTATGCAACCTGCTGACGCTGTTATCCTTGAGAACTGGTATCCAGCAACCACAGAGGTAGCATTGCGTAATGGTTATGCAAAACACGCTACAGGTATTACAGGGCAAGTAGAAACGCTCATGGCATACTCTGGAGGCGCTTCAGACAAGTTATTTGCTATCGCTGGTGGCAGTGTATACGATGCCTCATCAGCAGGCGCTGTAGGTGCTGCTGTGTTGACTGGGCTAACTAATTCTAAATGGGGCTATTGCAACATAGCAACCTCTGGTGGCAACTTTTTATCCATGGCCAATGGTGCAGATGCACCTCGTAACTATAACGGCTCTACATGGACTACGCCTACCATAACAGGTGTTACAGCCACTACATTGCGTGACCCTATACTGTACGCTCAAAGACAATTCTTTATTGAGAATAACAGCCTTAAGGTTTGGTATTTGCCAGTTCAATCAATCGCTGGTGCTGCGGCTGCTGTAGATGTTGCTCCGTTTATGACCAAGGGCGGTTACATTGTAGCTCATGGCACTTGGACAATTGACGCTGGTAACGGTGTAAACGACCACTATGTGATTATGACTAATAAAGGTCAAATCATCGTATATCAAGGCACAGACCCTACATCATCAACAACTTGGTCTATGGTAGGCGTGTGGGATATTGGTGCGCCAGTAGGCCGTAGAAGCTTATACAAATACGCTGGTGATATGCTTATCATCTGCGAGGATGGCGTAGTGCCATTGTCAGGTGCATTGCAATCATCTAGGGTTCAACCTAAAGTTGCCATTACGGATAAGATACAGTTTGCTATTTCAGCAGCAGTAACCGATTATGGCTCAAACTTTGGTTGGCAACTAATGTATGTGCCAACTATTAACCAATTGTGGTTAAATGTACCTGTGCAAGAAGGTCAAAACCAACAGCAATATGTAATGAATACCATCACTGGTGCATGGTGCAATTACACAGGCTGGAACTCTAACTGCATGGAGATGTTTAATGACGAGCCTTACTTTGGTGGTAATGGTTATGTCGCTCATGCTTGGTACACTAACGCTGACGATGGCAACAACATTACAGCATTAGGCTTACAAGCCTTTAATAACTTTAACGGTGCAGGTCGCTTAAAACGCTTTACTATGAGCCGTCCTATATTTAGGACTGATGGCGCTCCAGCTATCTACGCTGGTATCAACATTGACTTTAATACAGACTCACCTACAGCCTCATTAAACTTCACGCCTTCAGACTTTGCCTCTTGATAAGCTTGAGCAACAGTATTAAATTCAGGCGTACCTTTTTTAGCTTGATTGGCTACAATCCATTGTGCGTAATCATCTGCATTTGCCATATTATCGTCCTATAATTGCATCGGCTTGTGAGCGAATTGCGCTTGTTGCTGGAGCGCCAGTTGATTGTTTTAAAAACTCTGGCTCAGTAACATTTAATCCAGCAGCTTTAGCTTTTTGAAATAAAGTTTTAGTAGCAGTTTGTAAATTTTTAACAAAAGCAGATTCATTTACACTTGGGTCTAAAGCACCAACAGATTCAGTCAATTTTTTACCTTCAGCATCAGACAATGCCCCCATGCCTTTAAGAGCAGAAACCATTGGCACAAATGTTTGCGCTTTAAATGTAGCTAAATTAGCGGCAAAGTCTTTAGCATCTGTTCCAGGTATTGAACCCATCCAACTGCTTACACCTGTACCAGCTTTTCTTCCACCATGGGAGAATAAAGCTTGAGCTTGGTCAAGAACTTGTTGAGCAGATATTTCGTTTTGTGCTTTTTGTTGAACTTTAACAACATCTTTAGCTTCTTGAGCTGCGCTGTAAGGTTGTGCGCCAACAGCTTGATTGCGAGGCACAAGTTTAGGTCTGCCATCCGCACCAATAACAGTAACAAGAGGTGCATTTGAGGCTTGAAATTGTCTTGACAAAGCATTTTCACCTGCTTGAAAGCCTTGACTAGATTTTTGCAATGCCATTTGATTGGCAAATTGTTTTTCACCCTGCGTAAGCTCAAAGCCTTGACGGTCTTTCATTTGAATTCTTTGAAATTCTTGGTCGCCTGCTGTTTGTTTTTCACGGAAAGCACGGTCAGCAGCAGTTTCTTCAGCTCTGTTAGCAGACTCTAATCCACCTATCATAGCTTGTTGCATCAATTGTGGGTTTCCAGCAGCAGCACCATATTTCAACAATGCAGCATAACGGTCATTAGCAGTTAAAGGCACTTGACGAGCTGGAGCATTAACCATACCCATGTTAGGAGCCATTTCACCAGTTGAGCCTGTTATAGTTGTAGGTTGTTGAGGAGCTTGCTCTGTGCGAGGCATTAAGTCTTTTTGGTATTGAGCCAAAGCTTCAGCCATTTTAGCTTGTTTGCCCTTGGTGTAATCGCCATATTGTTTCATAGCATCTTTTTCTTGCTTATTAGCAACATAAGTATCAGCTAATCCAGCTAAATGTTGCGTCCATGATGGAGCGACATATATGCCTGATACCATTTGACCTTGTGGGTCTTCTTGATTGCGTAACGCATCAGCAAATTTCATTCTGCGTTGAAACTCTAATTGCATCATTGTATCGTCTTGAGGCATTTGTTCTTGACTACCAAATGCAGGGAAGTTTTGTGCCATTTTAATCTCCAAATCCTAATTTTATCTCTTGCATTAAAATATCCTTAACTTTATTTACTTTAATCATTTTTTCTTTGTAAAGTAATGGGTGATTAATTTTAGCCCATTCTGCAACATCTTTAGTGTCTTTTAAATACGCAGAACAATCAAAACAATCTAACGAACTATGCTCTAAATAAAAGTGGTTTGGCACTTCCATAACAGACTCTAAATAATCTAATACATTTTGCTTTGTCATATTTTCATTAGGATGAAGCTGCACAATCCCATCTACTACATCGCCATTTTTCCTACTTGATACATGGCCTTCGTCTTTTCTATCACCTCGTATCATGTGTGTTACACCAAGCTCTTTAGCTTTGTCATGCAAAGGCTTTCCTATGTTTTCATAACAACATTGGAAATAAGGTTGTATTCTTTGCTTTACTTTGCCAGTAACAGTTTCGCCATAAGCTGTATTAGCACATGGAACTACATCTGAAGGTAGGCCGTAAGCATCAATTTGAGCCTCTCTATCAACTTTTATTTCAATAAAGTTAGGACACATTGCTTTTGCTAATTCAACGCTTTGTAGAGCCTCTGGAAAGTTTTTACCAGTGTTTACCCATAAAACTGTAATGTCTTTTAATTGGTCTTTGTAAAGTTGCAAACAAGCCCAAGAGTCTTTTCCACCACTAAATGCAAGAGCAATCATTAATAGGCAGTTATACCAGCACTACCGAGTTTTGCTAATCCGCCCATCAATCCACCAGCACCAGCATTAGCTGCATTAGCAGCGGCTACTTCTGCATTGTATTGAGCGCCTGTAGCACCTAATATGTCAGGGCCAGCAGTAGCGGCTTGTTGAACTGTATTGCCAAAAGATGGGTTTTGCACTTGTGAACCTGTACGCAATGCGTTAATAACATTGATAGGTTGCATTTGGTTGTAGGCTTCTTGTTGGAAGGCTTGTTGATTTGCCCCTAAGCCTACATTCATGCCACTTGTAATAGCACCAAGTTGACGGTCGTTTTGACTCATAGCTAATTGGCGTTTAGCATTTTGATAAGCCTCTGTGCCTTGAGCAATACCTTGGTTAGCTAATTGAGCGTCAGACATTTCGCTTTCTTGAGCGATTTGAGGTGCTA